TTTGACGAAGGATTTGATAGGATATTTGGAAGCAAAAAACCAGCAACAGATTTTGAATCTCCTACAGAGTCACCTCTAGCAAAAGGATTAAAGCGAGATTACATGAGAGAATTACTCTCGGACAACGAATTCTTATGGGAAGCCATTGGGAGAGATGCGGTCGAAACTCCGGCTTGGGTGCCATTGTCCAGGCTTCAAGGAGAAGAGCTAGAAGCTGCTGCGGCAGAGAGGAGAAAATTCTGGGATGCAGAAGCCGATAAGATTGCTACCATGATTTTCCACAAGGATGATGCTGAACTGGGCAAGTATATTAGGAGCCTAGCAGAAAGCTACACAAGGCTGGAGGTAGACTGTTGGCTTGAAGAAAACTTGGAGCTTGCTTGACTTTTTTTGTGGAGTGGTTGTAAGATGAAAAAAGTGCCGGACGGTGATTAGCAGTCACCTAGCAAACCGGAAAGAAGAAAGAGGAAAAGTTCCCATAGCCGCATTCCGGCACTGGGCATAGTCTACATCAGGCATTTCTACTTTTCCAACGTCTTTGTTCCTGCGTTTGTTTACCGGCATCGGCTGGTCGAGCATGGTCACGCGCGTATGCGGTCTCCTATCTCGCTAAACACTAGGGAACGATCCAAACCCAGCCTGTGCAAAGAGTGGCCTACAGCAGAGTCGATATTGGGGCAACCCTTCGATGGCAAGCAAGCTAGGTTGGAATTGAGCACGGATCGGCGGCGCAGACAGTCGTAATCAATTCAGCTGGTGGATGTCTCTTCGAACCAGCACCCAGATGCATACCTCGGTCTCGTCCGATGTGGCAAAACGGGTTTCTCACTAAGGTCGGTATATTACTACCGTCCTAGGGTGAGTTATACCCAAAGCACCCTGATCTGAACCGATTGGCAAGAACAATAAGGAAACATCAATGTACTGTAAATGTGGGAACAACCAAGAGATGAAGCACAATAAGCATGAGGTGCGTACTGTTGAGAAAGCAGCTGAGTATTACCAGGATGCGCTCATCGACAAAATGCCATTGACGATAGAAAAATGGTCATGCAGCTGCGGGATCGTTGCAGGAAAAGTTATAGATTCTAACGGCGCACTTTTACGCAAGTTTGGTCAGCTTTGATTGACTACTCCCGATTAAGTCGATCATAAATAAAATCTACCTATGAAGACTGGTGGGTAAAAATTTTCAATTAGACTTTTTTTGTGGAAGGGTTGAACATGAAAGCACGTACCGGTCGGTGGGTGAGTGAACCCCACCTATGGATCGGGACAGAAGGCGAGAGAAGAGGTTCCCGTATCCAATTCCGGTACGCAGAACCAGTTTACTTCTCTCGCAGGCAAAAGCCAACTTTTGTTTTACGTCGGAGCCAGTACCGTGGCCGATGACAAGACTAAACTGGACTAGGGAATGGAGTTGTACAGGGTGCCTAACAGCCTCTAAATGACAACTATTGCCTGAAAAAAAGTGAGGGGAAATAAGATGATGCGAAAAACGAAAATTGACGAAATTATCAACAATGTTGGTTATGGTGTTGAGGTTCCAGAAGATAAAGAATCTCGATTTAAGATGCGCCGTTTGGTAGAACATGTTTATAAGCAAGGTATCATCGATGGTCAAGAATCAGCTAAAAAGGTTGAGATACTAACCAAACAATGGTCAGAAGAGCGAGAGATGATAAAACCTGACCCGAATGAGAAATCGTTTCGTCAAGTATGTTTTTCTTGCGACATACCTTTTACAGCCTATATCCACAACGATTCACCTAAAGGCTGGTGTTGTGATCAATGTATGTGCCAAAAAAAGTGAGGAGGGTCAGATGAGTTACAAGCGAGCATGGTGGGAATGGCACAATAAAAACCCGCACGTTTACGAGTTGTTCAAAAAATACGCGCATCAGGCGATTGATGCTGGTCACGAGCATTACGGTGCTATGGCGATAATCCAGAGGATACGCTGGCACACTGAGATCGAGACACAGGGAGATATGTTCAAGATCAACAACAACCATGTCCCCTATTACGCCAGGCTGTTTGCTCACGATCACCCAGAGCATTCAGACTTCTTTAGGATGAGAAGCGTAGAGAGCTGATATTACAAAACATAAAATAATCGCGAGGAAGCTATGATTACACTACGACCACACCAAGAAAAAGCTATTCAGATGCTGCGACACTCTATGCAGCGTGGCAACAAGAGAGTTATTCTTGCTGCACCCTGCTCTTTCGGCAAGACTCGTACAGCAGCGTGGCTACTTAGTGAGGTTGCCAAGCGTGGCAAGAAGGGCGTGTTTATCTGTGACCGTATCAAGTTAGTCCAGCAAGCACTGGATGACTTTGACAATCACGGACTCAAAGTGGGGGTGATACAGGGTCAGCACTGGCGCTATGACCCTTCTGCGGATATTCAGATTGCATCTATCCAGACCCTAGCACGAAGAAAGCATAAGCTAGAATTTGACTTTGCTATTGTGGATGAATGCCACACTCAGTATGAGTCACTGACAAAGTACATGGAGACATACAACAAGGTGCCGTTTATCGGCCTGACTGCTACGCCCTACTCTAAGGGCTTGGGTACAGTTTGGCAGGACATGGTGGTTCCTGCCACCACAGAGCAGTTATTAGACGAAAGCTACCTCACACCTGTTAGATACTATGCAGGCGCGAAAGTAGACGTATCTAAGGTGAAAACCAGATCGCTTCCTACTGGTGGAACAGATTACGATCCTAAAGACATTGCCAGCCGTTATGAGAAAAACCCTACACTGAATGGGGACATTGTGAAGAATTGGCTGGCTTATGGTGAGGACAGCCAGACGATTGCCTTTGCTTCCTCAATTAAGCACTCTAAGTTTCTTGTTGATGAATTTCGGAAGGCAGGCATCACAGCGGAGCATATTGACGGCTATATGGAACCAGATGAGCGTGAGATGTTGTATAAGGCTCACGACAAGGGAGAGTTTAAGATACTGTCATGCTCACGGCTTCTTAACACAGGCTATGACGCTCCACAGGTGCGGTGTCTGATTGACTGCTTTCCAACCAAGTCTCTTATTACGCACGTTCAGCGTGTCGGTAGAGTTTTGAGACTGTGTGAGGGCAAGGAATATTCGATTGTCCTAGACCACGCCGGCAACACTGAGCGTATGGGCATGGTAGAATACATTGTCCCAGAGAAGCTGGACGATGGCGATAAGGAATTCTCAGAGCGCAACCAGATCAAAGAGAAAAAAGAGTCAAAGGCTAAGGAGTGTCCTGATTGCTATAAAATCTTTACCGGCATTCGCTGCGCTTGTGGCTACGAGATACCGATCCGTGAACGGATTGAGCATGACGGAACCATGCTGAAAGAGATCAAGGACAAGAAAAAAGAAAACAAGCAAATCACTATGGAAGATAAGACCCTCTTCTATGGAGAATTGTTGCGTTACGCCGAGCTATATAACTACAAGTCTGGCTGGGCTGCTAACAAGTACAGAGAACGCTTTGGTGTATGGCCGAACAAGGTAAACCCAAGAAACGTAGCTACAGTTAGCGATGAAACACACGCATTTATAAAGCATACAAATATCAAGTGGCACAAGTCACGCGAGAGGAGAGCCAGCTATGCTTGATGAGATACTTCCACACCTAGACAAGGTGAAGTCTACCGGCAAGGGTCGGTACAAAGCCTGCTGCCCAGTACACAACGAAAAAAACCCTTCTATGGATATGACAGAGAAGGATGGCAAGGTGCTCATTCACTGTCACGCTTGTGGAGCTAATGGATTAGCTGTAGTAAGAGCTTTGGATCTGCCTGTTGGTTTACTGTTCGATCAGCCGCTAGATAGCAATACTGCATCTATCTATCAACGGAACAAACTGTTAGATGAGCTTAGAGATGCCAAACTCTACGTTGCTATCTACGAGGCAGCAGAGAAGCGTGGAGACTATATCAAGATGAATGACATGAAACTGTACCGTAAGAACATCAATAAGATTGAAGGTATCACCGAGAAACTGGAGAGAAACTATGCAAGCCACAAGGAGGATGGTACAGTGACCACCTATCCTCGAGAGTTTAACTCCCTCGCATGATAGCTTCTCGCTATCTTTGACCCTACTTTAATTGAGTGGGGTCTTTTTTTTGTGTAATATATAAACAAATCAAACAACTAGCTTTGGACGTTGATATGACACAGGGCACAAATCCAAGGGGCCGACCCAAAAAGACACTCGACTGTCTACCCGATGAGTGGGAGCAGAAGATGTATGAGATGGCCGCAGAGGGCGCATCCGAGATAGAATTACGAGTCATGCTGCACATCTCAGACGATCTGTGGTATCGATTTATTGATGAGGAGCCAGATTTTTCACGAGCCGTAAAAAGAGCGAAGCAGCTTTGTCAAGTCTGGTGGGA